GAACCTGGCATTTTTGATGCCTGACCCAGAACTTCATTCCATCCTGGATGTTTGTTGACAAGTTTATTTTGCCAATCTCCGACTTCTCCTGGAGAAGGACAAGTAGATGGATCACTCCAATCTCTTTCCCAATCAGGATTGTCGTTTTTCCACTGGTCCCAGTCGTGAACACTCATCGTCACTTCTTTCTGTTCACCAGTGGATTTATTAATAACAGGATAAGTCGCCATAAGTTATGAAATCAAGATAATTTATTTAGTTCCATTCAAGTGCTTCGGATACAGTAGGAAATTGTTCAATAAAAATTTTCTTACAAGCATTAGCAATATCCATATGTTCCTTCTGAGTTCCGTTGGCAGAACGCAGTTGGATATAGTGAATCCAAGAACGGCACGATCCACTCATATAAAGTCGGGTTGGAACTGCTAGTGGGAGAACAAAACGAGCACACTCTTTAGCAATTCCTTCGTTAAGCATATTTTGATATAGTTCCATTCCTTGTTTGAAATGCTGTTGCATTAGCATTTCAAATTTTTGAACTGTGAATGGATCTACATCATCAATACTATTCTGCCGATTCTTTGTATCCTGACGACGAAGTTCTGGGAGAGGAATAGTATCCCCTAGCAAAGAACTATCAGCATAGCGTTGCGAAAATTCTTGATATGTAAATGAACGGTGGCGCAAAATTTGAGCTGCCAACCCCCTAGTAGTCTCAATCTCAAGCGTCATAAATGCCTGCTCAAAGACGCTCCAGTGCTGATGTTTTACACAATACTTAAGAAGACCCGCAACGTTTGGATTTTCCTGGTTAGAAGGGTTACTAACCCTTGCTACATAACCCATAGTTTTTTCAGAGTCTGGGGTTACACTAATGAGTTTAACATTCATTCTGGGATTTCCTTCTTATAATTTTTACGAATCTTTTTAAGGTTTTTTAGTTCAGACTTAATTGATTGATAAGCAGTTTCACTATCAATTTTATTTGCCATTTCCATAGCAATGATTATTTCTGTGCGTGTACCAAAATGTTGTAATGCACGTTCAAAAGTGTCTAGATTTTCATACATAATTTTTAGTCAGGATAACCATCATCTTCAAAAATTTCATCGTAATCATGAATAGAATAATCTTCTCGTTTCTCAGTATATAAAGATATGTCTGAATATACTTCGGATTTCAAAGAGTCTACCAACAATTCAAGATTGTGAATGATCAGTTTTAACTTTTCTTTGTCCATATTAAATTAATCTACGTCAATATATTAGCACAAAAAAAAGAAGGGTGTCAACCCTTCCTGTTGAAGATAGGTTCTACGGATAACATATCCTCAAACCAGTCTCGCAAGTGTATCCGATAACAAGACCAGTACCTACACCCCCTATAAGTTAGTTGGTAGCAGGCAGGTGGTCTGTTATCCTTATCCATATCATCGTGATGATATGTGTAATCTTCCATTACTTCACCTTTGTCACGCAGTATCCTGAGGCACAAAGTTGAGCGGTGTGTAGTTTAGATTCCTTGACTTGTTTTGCCTTAATGACAGAAAGCCAGTTAGATGCTACTACTTTTTTCATACTGACACCTTCTTTGTATAGGTGCCACCACGATAGTTCATGGTAACAATTCTTTCTTCGTGCTTTTCTGATGAGTTAACATCATACTTAATACCACGATAGGTAGTGTTTGTGTTATAAAGATTTAAAAGTTGCATGGGATTGTCCTCCAAAGAAATGAGAATGTTAATTCCCGTTCCTTCGGGCGGTTTGCGTTCGCTATTTGCGAATAGCGAATGAACGATCCGTTCCGCCGTCCTACTTGCGTCGGGTTTCCCCGATGAACGTAAGGTCATCATAAGACCTATAGTATATCTAGTCAAGTAGTTTTGTATTTTTTGTTACAATTATCGTTCAATGTAACTTAGGGTATGGTTCTGTGCGTAGAGTTGATGAATAATCATATCACATCCAATTTTTGGATTGCAGTCGCCACAAGTAAATATATCTACTGCCGCCTCACCTTTTTCTGGCCAAGTATGAATACTAATATGACTCTCAGATAATAAAGTTAATACTGTTACACCTTGAGGTTCAAACTTTTTAGAAATAGTTTGTATTACTGTGGCACCACTAGAAATTGCAGCACTTTCTAATAAGTCTATGAGACAACGCTCGTCATCAAGCATAACAAACGAGCAACCATAAAGGTTGAGAAGATAATGTTTTCCCATTTACAAAGGATTTTCCTCCGCTTCCTTAATTAAATTACTAACAAAAGTCTCAGTTCCATCAAGTTTTTTGATTTCATATAAAGGAGACTTCATATATTTTTTAACTGACTTATACTTTTTGAGAAGTTTATCTATCTCATCAGTATACACTTTTAATTCCAATGGAATTTTTTCTTCTTTAAATCCTTCACTCATCTTTTCTTTTTACCTTCTGGTGCTTTATATCCCCACAGTTTTGGACTTACAGTACCATATCCAAACTCAATTCTTTGGACAGATCCTGGACCATACTTATCATAATAAAGATCAAATAGATCTACCATTTTACTACATCTTGTCAGATCAATAAATGTTTCTCCATCTATAATGTATGTGATAATTCTAGCATCATTTGGAAAAGATTTATCCTTTACTTTTTCTAAAGTAGTTTTTTCCAAAAGTATTTGACAACCATAAGAAGAAGGATCATCAGGATTAATAAGTTTGCTTCCCATTTCCTTCTCCCTTTCTACAATCAAATCTTTAGTAATACTCACGAGCGACCGCCCCAAGTAATGTCAGGATATGCTTCCTTAACATTATCCCAAGTAATTTTATATTTATCAGTTAATTTTTTATCCTTAACTAAACATAACAATTCTGCCTCAAGAGGATGCATTCCTTGAAGCATATTAATGAACATAGTTTCTCTACGAATTGATGACAAGGTGGGATTACCACCCTGAACAAAATTGTAAAGTTTTTCATATTCATTACGAAGAGATGTTTTCCCAGCATCCATTCTCTCTTCAACTCCATTATAAGCAATAGACTTCATTCCCATATTGTCAGTTTGCCTTCCTAGTTTATCACTAAGAGTTCCACCAACTGCCGTCATTTCTTTTAGATCAGCATAAGGAACATCACCAGGAGGTAGAAGTGAAATCACAGTATTATCAAAATTCCAAATGAACAATGATACGAGAGCATTGTTTCTATATTCTTTAAGAACTTCTATCTTCTTAGCATTACTTCGTTGCTTTGAAGCTAATTCCAAAATCTCATGCTGAAAACAATTACGATCCAGTTTTACTGTCTCAGTTGTTTTTACAGAGGGACTCCTTTTTTTAGTCGTCGTCTTCTTCGTTGTAGTCGTCATAGTCATTTTCAAATCGTACAGCTAAAATTTCGTCAGGAATAATGTTTCCATCTTCGTCCATAAATTCGGGATGAATGAATGATGGTGAGGTTTCAAGGTAATGCCTATTTGCCAACCATCCAACTATTCCTCCCACAACAAAAAACAATAACGTCATCATTATTGTTGTAGTGAGAATAAGAGCGTGTTCCATAACTTGTCTCCCGAGATTTACTTATACTTTTTTATATCCAAGTCTAAATTAAAGTTAAAGCAAATCTCTCTCTTGAAGAGAGAAATAACCTTGCCAAACTTTACTTGGAAAGTTTTTGGTCGTCTTGGTTTATTCCTCCCTTTATTTGATTGTAACATCAATTCAAATCCCCGATTGATTTGGGGATCTTCTTCTTGATTATTTAGACTGTTTCTTTCTTCTTCCTCTTCTTTTGTCATAATTATATTTCAAAGCATCATCTAATATACTATGAAGATAGTTTCTTATTTTTCTTGCTTCTGGTTTTGAAATGTGACCATATGCTTCACGAATTTGTTTATGTAAATTGTCATTGCCACCTTCAAGATAATGATCAAGATCGGTTATTATATCATTCAATTCTAATGCTGTAGAACTTTGTATAAACTCTTCAACTTCAACCTTCAAAGTTTTACGAACTTTTAGATAGTCGTAAAACTTTAGAACAAATTTTCCGTTAAAGGCATAATCAATAGCCTTCTCAACATCAAAATAGACTTCGTGAA